GACAGTTTAATTACTATTACTGACCAGCGTTGGTTCCGCCAGTTACCTGGGTTCCGCCGTTTGCTGCTTGAGTCGATCTAGTAGTTGATTCACCAATACCATATTGTGTATCATCTGCGCCATACTGAATAGCGTTATCATAACGAATTGACAATGTCACTGTTACTGGGTCATTTGTTGCATATGCCAAACTGTTATAGTTTGCTGATTCTACATAACATCCAACCAAGTGGAATCTGTCAATAACACTGGCTCCGCCATTGTTTCCGTTACCACCATCTAGAATCTCAATTCTAGTTTGGAATTTATATGTACCACCTGCAACAGCACTTGATTGTTCGTAAAAATCAAACTGTCTCTGTAGTTGTTGACCAACAATTTTCTGTACGTTGTTGTTGGCATCCTCACGCAATGTAAGGGTAATTGGGTCCCAAGTATGCTTACCAGCAAGGTATGATCTTGAGTTATAAGCATCTATAGTAATTTGTTCAAAAGTAAGATTTGGACGAGTTACGTCTACCACCTGTCTTGAAACTTCTCTGACGCCATCAGGTCCGCCAGTGGTGCCAAAACCATCAAGTAATACTCTAAAGCGATATTGTAGCTTTGGCATTAACAATGATGAATTTGAGCCAGCACCTTCAGTTGGAACTGATATATTTTGTAATGTTGTGATTGGCATTCTATTCTCCTAATACGTATGTATTTATACCTTGGGCCCCTGTTTCCAGGGACCCACTTTTTAAGCTATTATCCCAGGGATGCAATTTCGCCTGTGTTCTTGATTCTCAATGGAATGTAGATAAACTCGATTGCTTTTACTGGTTCTATTGCAATATCCAACCATAGTTCATTACGATCTATTCTTGCTGGAGTATTATTTGACTCGTCACATACTGTTAAGAAGTCATATAGAGCACGTAGACTTACAAGTTCTAAACAAAACGCATCAGCTGCTGATTTAATTTGATCTCTTGTAATTTTATCGTTTGGCTCAAACAGGTATGGTCTAGCCAATCTTTCCAGTTGCACTCTCATATAAACAACAAGTCTTGCAACGTTGATACGATCCAATGCACTTGCATTTCTTGCGCGAGTCTTCTGTCCAAATACAACAAGTCCTGCTCCATTGATGAATGTAATAGGGTTAATGCTGTTTTCATACAGTGTATCACGCTGTCCTGCATTTAGTGCAACACTTTGGAATTCACCTTCACTGGTAATGTAACCACTTGCAGTTGCATTTGTTACACCACCACGTCTTGTACCTGCTGGAGCAAACCATGGGAACGCAACTTGGTCATTAAGCAAGATAGTTCTTAGTGCCATGTGACTTGGTGGAACAACAACGTTGTTGCCTGAGTTATCACTTGTGAATCCCCAGCCGTAATACATTGCTAGATACTCATCAAAGCTAACTGCGCCATCATCATTATCCTCAACTGCTAGGCGAACGTTAGAAGCCCATTCGTTAAGTGATGTTGCATCAGGTGTTAATCTTGCTGGCGTGTCACCAACAACAAATCCACTTAGACGTCTATCATAGTTTAATGTGATCATTTCACCAATCAGTTCAGGATATCCTGGGCAAGCAATCAGGTTAAACTGACGTGACTCATCATCACGAATGTCCTGGTTACTGTTGACCATTGCTTGCAGTGCTTGAGTAACACTCTTGCGCTGTGCATGGCGTCCAAATGTGCCTGACCCATCTTCGTTGTTGCCTGAGTCTGTGACCCAACGGTGTGGATAGTATGCATCCATTGACTCATCGTTGAAGCGCTCATTTGAACCAGCTACATTGATGTAGTTACGAACAAAACGCTTTACGTTAAAGCCGCTGCGACGAAGGTTCCATAGCAACATGCCTTTTGGATATAGTGCTGGATCCGGTGCATCTGGATCCAAGTAATCACTTGCCAACAAATCAACAATATCAGCTTCTGAAGAATTAACTCCATCAGTGCTCCAACGTGCATCAGTAAACAATACGCCATTTTCAGTAGTTTGATCAGTTGTATCCAATTGCACAAACTTTAGCAATGTTGCATTGTAACGCCAAACAGTTGGGAAGTTTTCGATATCTGAACTGTCAATCCACAAATCACCTTCTACAAGTGCAGTGCCATCTGACTGATCAGTTGGTTCAGTTGCACTAACAATTGGTCCTGCAGGATCTGTATCAGCATAATCATTGCTGAAGTTTTGGTAACCTACCCAATTGCTGCCATTGTGTATCATAATATCAACTTCGTCAATAACTGAACTGTACCATAACTCACCATCAGCAGTCAAGCTAAGTGGTTCATCTTCTGATGCCACATAACTTAGCACTTGCCAGTTGCTTGCAGTGTAACTAGCTGGTGAAGTAGATCCAGTTGTTCCTGGAGTGTAATACAAATTAGCAGTTGTCGTCTGTGGTGCAGATGCCAAATATGGTGTAAACCCAATAGTGGTCAATGCTCCATCAGTATCAACAATGCGTATTTCACCACCCAGTTTGTGACGTATGGACACTTTATTTTGTGCATCTACATCAGCAGTAACATTAACCAGTCCAGCTGAGTTAATTGCACCAGCAAGTGCATCAGCGTCAGCAGCAGCACCAGTTGCAGTAAATGTTACTGTCACGGCTGTTGTAAACGTCTGACTGTTTGCAGTTGTTTCCTGGATAGTAAACTCTTGGCTTCCTGCTGATAGTTGTGCTGCAACTTTTGCACTCTTGATAACTGTAGCGCCAGTTGTAATTCTACGATAAATCTTGAATGTTCCAAGTTTTGGTGTATCTTCGTCAACATTTGCTTTTACATAGATATCACCAACCAGCAAGTTACTTCCGCCAGCAGTTCTATCTAGGTTATAAAGAGCAGCTTCATTGCTTTGATATACTGGAGCAGCTAGTACTTCCCATAGTTGTGTATCTAAGTTGTAAGTCTTAATACGGAAATTTGCACCACCATTTGGTTGTGTGGTCTTAATCCATAATGAACCAGATGGTTTTGGCTCAGTGTCTCTAGACTTGAATTCAGGAACCTGAGTGTGTGGTTGAATTGCTAGTTCTGGAGCAGCATATGTTCCAGCAGTAAGTCCAGCATCTGCTAGCAATGTACCTGTTCCAGCAGCCAATACAACGTCCACACCAGTTGAATATATTTCCAATAATCCATCTACCGCAGCAGCAGTTATACCACTAATAGACAATCCATTGATTGTGCTAGCCAGTGCTGAAATTGATGTGCCACTCAGTGTTACAGTAGTGCTATTGATAACAATAGTTTCACCAGTTGTCAGTGTAGGATTTGATGCTGTGCCAGTTACAGTTGACCAGCTAGCTGCCCACTCTCCGCTTCCTGCACCCACCCAGGTACCGCTTTGGTTTTTGTACCATAGTGTATTAAGTGTTGTGATTGCAACAACCGCATAATCACCAACTGCACCAACTGATTCTTTTGGAGCACCAGGTGCTGACAGCGTACCAGTTACCTGACTCAATTCTGTTAGAACAAGTGGAGTAACACTGGTAAAGCTTTGACCACCAGTTGTGGTTGCTGGTGCAGCATTCCATTCCAATACACCAAAATTTGTTACAGCAGTATCAAACCAATAAGCGCCATCAACTGGCTCGCCGCCAGGTGCTGTTGACTGTGGTTCTAATTTTGCTAGGTCTAAATCTGCTCTTGCAACATATGCTCTATTGGTTACACCCAATATTGAATATGCTGTTTGTAGACCGTATTCGTTAAGTTCATAACCGTGGATCATGTTGCCAATATTGTCTGAATAGAACAAAGGTGTTCCAAATGTTTCTGATAACTCTCTTTGACTCGTAATCAAATAAGGCTTACCAGCATTTGCTTGTAAAGTTCCTTGTGCAATTCCTGAACCGCTGCCTCTAGTTTTATTAGATGCAGAAGCAACAAAGATCATTGGTACTGATGATGCAGCAGCAGGGGTGTAAAAACTTTCGTCAATAACCTGTACTTCTACGCCTGGTGATACTAATGCCATTTTTTT